TATAACCACGTAACAATTGCTTTAGGATTCAGTTTAACTGAAGAAGCGGTTGAAGATAATCTATATGATAGTCTTTCAGCTCGCTATACTAAAGCTCTTGCACGTTCAATGGCAAACACTAAACAAGTTAGAGCAGCTAATGTTCTTAACAATGGTTACAACCAGAACTTTCTTGGTGGCGATAACCGTTCATTGTTTGGTACTAATGCCGCTGGTGCAGTTACTAACCACCCATTAGTTTCAGGTGGTACTAATAGTAATACACAAGCGACACCAACAGACCTTAACGAAACAGCATTAGAAAACGCAGTGATTCAAATCGCAGCATGGACTGATGAAAGAGGTCTATTGATTGCAGCTAAACCACGTAAGTTGGTTATTCCACCTGCTCTTCAATTCGTTGCTACTCGTTTATTAGATACTCAACTTCGTGTTGGTACAGCTGATAACGACCTTAACGCATTAAGAAATAATGGTGCAATACCAGAAGGTTATACAGTAAACCACTATCTAACTGATGGTGACGCTTACTTCTTAACTACTGACGTACCTAACGGTATGAAGCATTTTGAAAGAACTGCTTTAACAACTTCTATGGATGGTGATTTCGATACTGGCAATGTAAGATATAAAGCCCGTGAAAGATATTCATTCGGTTGGAGTGATCCACTAGGTATGTGGGGTTCACCAGGTGCATAAGTAGTTTTATAGTTCTACTTAAAGCACTACCTCTGAAAAGCCTGGCTCCTCTCTGCTGGGCTTTTCTTTATCTAACACTCATGGATATCCTTATAGCGTAACTCTATACGGTATATATAATCTTTGTATCAGCAATGCTGAAATCTAAAATAAAGGAGAAATATTATGTGGACTAAACCAGCTGCTACAGAAATGAGATTCGGTTTTGAAGTAACAATGTACGTAATGAACAAGTAATTGTTTGTTTTAAACTAAGGGACTTCGGTCCCTTTTTTATTGTGTAAAAGCACTAAATAGAGTATCATTAATTATCTGGGAACATCCAGCTTATCAGACTGCCCCAGCAGACGCATACACGACGGATAAGCTTAAACTTTGTATGGAGAAATATCATGGCAAAAACAACCTTTTCAGGTCCAGTTCAATCGCTAGGTGGTTTCGTTGGCGCAGGCGTCAACAATGTAGTTACAATGACTGCAGGTACCACAGCATTAACTGTCCTTCCCGTAGCACCTAGTGCTCCTGGTGTAACACCAGCTAACGTAGTGTCCCCTGGACATGCAGGTAAAACTCTTATATTAACCGATGCAGGTTATATACTGAACTTACCAATCATTAATGCAACTGCTCCGGCTAACGACCCAACAAACCCTGACCAAGTAAACAATACAGGTATGGAGTTTGAATTTTTCTTAAATGCTGATTTAACAGGCGCTAATACTGTAGTAATTAATACTGGGCGAGCTACTGATGCATTTTATGGTTCAGCTTTAGTTGTAGACGATGGTGGAGGTGCTCAAGAAACTTTCCCTGCCGTAGCAGCTACTACAATCACATTAACTGCAACTACTTCTGCAGGTGAATATGGATCTATAGTTAGATGTAAAGCAGTTACAGGTGCAGGCGTTAATGGCGTTTGGTTTGTAGAAGCAACTCTAATTAATCCAAATGTTGCTGCACCAGCAGTGACACCATTTAGCTAACATATAGGAGAATTGACATGGCTATAACAACAGATATATGGGCCGTCACTCCTAGTTATTCAGCTACGTTATATAGAGCCGCTGCCGCTATTGCCGGTGCCGGTGATATAACATTAATAACTAACCAGCCTCTAGATAACGGGGCTGGCTATCAAATTCTATTTACTTGTGCGGGTGATGCAACTGCCGCTACATTTACTATTACTGGATATGTGGCTGGGGATTTATCTCAGTCTGTAACCACTGAAACTGTAGCTGGTGTTGATACTGGCACCGCAACTTCTACAAACTATTATTCTAGAGTTACTAGTATTTCATCAGATGCAGCGGTAGCAACCAATGTAAGTATTGGTAACGCTATTGCTGATGGTATGGCTTTACCTAGAACTAGAATGAAAGGATTTTATTTTGTAGGTTCTGCAGGAGCAGGTAGTGTTACATTAACCTTAGATGGTAATGCAGCATCAGATAGAGTTTTATTAAGTATAGCTACTCCAGCTAACGTAGAGTCACAACAGATGGCTTTACCAGGCGACGGAATTTTAATTAACGGAAATGAGCCACAAACAACGTTTGGAGTAGTAACTCAAACAGCAGCTGTGACATCATTAACGGTATTCTGTGGATAAAATATGGACGAAGAGCCCAAACCAACTAAGAATGAAGAGCGCCTCGAAGAACTGAGGCGTTGGTTTGAAGCATTAGGAGATTGTGTATAGATGGCAACACCTAGAAAAAAGGGAATGGGGATCAAAACTTCGGTTAAGTCAGGTAACTTTAGAAAGACTAAAACAGGAGCGGGAATGACAAAGAAAGGCGTAAAAGCCTATCGAGCTGCAAACCCAGGTTCTAAACTTAAAACAGCTGTAACAGGGAAAGTTAAGAAAGGCTCTAAAGATGCAAAGAGACGTAAGTCATTTTGTGCAAGATCGGCAGGGCAAATGAAGAAGTTTCCTAAAGCTGCTAAAGACCCTAACTCTAGATTGCGTCAAGCACGTAAACGATGGAAATGTTAAAAATGGATGAAACAACAAAACACTTGATAGACTTATCGGCTATCTTTACCGCTGTAGGCACTATGATGTCTATGCTACCTGTATTAGCTTCATTATTTACTATTATATGGATGGGCATTCGTATTTGGGAAACCAAGACAGTGCAAAAGTTATTTGGTAATAAAGAAGTTATTGAGGACGAAGGCGCTAAACCAAGAAAACCTGAAGCTTCGAGTAATAGGATTAATAAGTAGTGCCCGTAAAAAGTAAAAAGCAGGAAAAGTTTATGCAAGCAGTGGCTAATAACCCAGAGTTTGCTAAAAAAGTAGGTGTTAATCAATCAATCGGACGAGAGTTCACTAAGGAGAAAAGCATGAAAACTAAGAAAATGAATATGGGTGGCCGTACAGGTGACATGATGTATTCAAGAGGTTACGGAGTTGGTAATAAAGGTAAGCGTATGCCTACTGAATTAATGACTGCGCCTGGTATGAAAAAGGGTGGTAAAGTCAAGAAAATGAGAAAGGGCGGTAATACATCTCGTATGAATGAACTTGAAGAATTGGGTAGAGTTGATGCTGAAAAAGGTTATTCTGCTAAAGGCAAAAGAAATCTTAAAGATGAAAAAGCTCGTGTTGTTCGTGAGATTAAAAACAAAAAAGCTGGCGGTAAAGTAAAAGGTTATAAAGCTGGCGGCATGATGGCTGACAAAGAAGGTAGAGCATTGGTTAAGAAAACTGCTGACGCTAGAGGTAGAGCTATGGGAATGGGCGGCGCTGTAAAAAAAGCAGTAAAATCAGTAAAATCAAAATTAGCAAGAACAGGTGGATCTTCAGCTCCTATGAAAGCTAAAGGTAAAAAAATGATGGGCGGCGGTAAAGTCAAAGGATACAAGAAAGGCGGATCAGTCGGTTCAGCGTCTAAACGTGCAGACGGTATTGCACAACAAGGCCATACACGTGGCCGTATGGTTTAATTAAGGAGAATTAAAATGGTTGCAAGTGTAGTAGGAAAGATAGCACGCAAAATGGTTAAGTCTAGAAACACAAAAGGCAAAAGAACTGATCTTGCTAGGGAAAGAGCTGAAAGAAATTTAAACAAAAAAAGAGCGGAATATAAGATGACTAAGGCTAAAGCTCCACCTGTACTACCTGCACCCAAACCAATTACATCTAAAATGGCTTTACCTAAAACTAAAGGCGGCGCAAAAAAACTTCTAAAGAAATATGGAGTACCTGCGAGCTTGATAGCAGGATTATTAGCTACTCGTGATACTAAAAAATCAGAGGCTAAAAAAGTAGCAGCTAAACCGGCAGCTAAATCAGCAGCTAAATCAGCTAGAAAAGCAGGGCCATCAGGACCTAGAATGACTTCTATGAAAGCTCCAAGTACTGGACCTAAACCTAGAAATAAAAATGTTACTAAAAGACCTAGAAGACCTTCAGGTCCTAGCATGACTGGGTTTAGAAAATAATGAGAGCCTCTCGAGGAATGGGTATAATAAACCCTAAAAAGATGAAAGCTGGAGGTAAGGTCAAAGCTTTTAAGTCTCATATGATGTATGATAAAAAGACTGGTAAGGGTGTAAAAGCCCCTACTATGGCTAAACATCTAGCTTTGAAGAAAAAAGGATATGGACATAGGAAACCTAAAGCATGATGAAATCTAGAGGAATGGGCATAATTAGTAAAATGAAAAAAGGCGGAAGTGTAAAAGACGCATGCTATCATAAAGTAAAGGCGAGCTATAAAGTCTTTCCTAGTGCTTATGCTTCTGGTGCTATTGCTAAATGTAGAAAAAAAGGAAAATAAAA